AAGAACCTTACGGTTAGTAATGTTTAAGGTTACTGGGTCAATACCAATACCGTCTAAGATTTCACTGCGAGCACGCTCGAAGTCTTTAGTATCACGCAAAGCGTGGTTCTTTACAAAGATAGTACCGAAGTTAACGTTACCTTTGCCATAGTCTCTACCGTTACGGGTAAAGCGCATGAACCAGTTCTCATAATGAGCTGCTGTTACTAGAGATTCATTGACCTTTGCTAGGTCAGCAACGTTTCTTTCCTCATACCGACCGGTACGTAGGAAGCCAAGCTCTCTAAACATGTTAGTAAGGTGGCTGTTTGAGACCAGCATACTGGCTAGTTCTCCCCCACCTAGAGTTGAGCCTAGTCCAGACTTACCAATGATTGAGTTGACCATAGCATTGGCTATTTCAGGGTGATGTATCATAGCCTGATACATGTACTCCATGTGTTGGTCGTTATTTAAGGTCTCTAAAATTAGCTTTGCGTGATGAGCAATGTTCTCAGGCTTCTCAAGGGTACGTATTTCCTCACCGTTGATTTTCTGTGTGATGAATCGCTTCTCATCTGACACAAAATTAGCAGGGTTCTTATCCAACAGATTGAGGATAGCCCGCTTGATAGGTGGGATGACCGTGTCATCACCACTAAAAGCAATGATAGCCTTGTTAAGTTTGCGTCCTTCAGCCCACTTTAGTAGTTGCTTACCAGGAGCCATCATGGCATACATGAAGGACTCGTCAATGGCTGAGCGAATACCTAGACGTGGAAACAAAGTGGCTGTAGACCAGTTGTCCATCATCTTGGTAACAAAGTTCTTGCGGGTGATACCGCCTGCTGCGTCCATTACCGCACGGATCTTGGCACCTTTATTAAAGTTAAAGCCGTAATCGGCTAGTGATGCTTCGCCATCTTTACCGTGCCATGGCAAGTTACCAATAGTTGGCTTAGCCTGAAATGGATGTAGCGTTCCGTCAATGGATGTCTGTAACATTCCGCCTACGTTTTCAGCAGGCTGTGCTTCTAGTACACCACGCGATAGCATTGAACTGGCATATTCAGGTGATACATCTAGTACACGCTTGCTTGAGAAGCCAGCAGTGTTAGCAAACTTATCCTGAAGGATCTGCTGCATTAACTTCTCGCCACCTTCGGTGCCGTGTAAACCCATGTTATGCATGATCTGTATGTACAAAGCTTTAAGAAGTAGGACTCTGTCCTCTTCTCCTGCAGTTCTAAAGGTCTCAGCAAAGTATTCTGCGTAAGCACGTGGGTAAATAGTGCGTGCTAAATTCTTAACTACTGGTAAAGACTTGTTAACTTCACCATCTGTAATGTGAATCTCATCTGAACCAGGGAAACGAGCAGCCATTCTGCCTAGTCTGCGTTTAAAACTTGACAGTTGTCCGGTAATTTCCGCAAGCATGGGTGTCTGAGATGCATGAATTGCATCATTCTCGATACCTACTTTGTATGCATCTTCAATAAACTTAGGACCGACTTTATCAAGAACATCCTTTTCAAGTGCTCCGTTAAAGAAATCACCTAGTATTTTGTTTAAACCTGATGTAATGCTATGAGTACGCTTTGCTAATGGAATACCACTGCGATAGAAAGTAGTTCCGTCTACCCGTCCAGCAACAAGTTTCATCATGTTGTCGCCAGCAGTAAAAAAATTTTCAGCCGCTTTAGGGTTAAAGATTTTTTCCTTAACTAACAAGTCAATCATGCTGTCGTTATTAAGATCTGGCATCTGACGACGTAGTTCATCACGGGCAATAATGCGTCCTGAACTATCACCGGTAGCCTCAGCCTTGGCAATGTTCTCAATTAAAGCACCAGCTTTATTCCAAGTATTCTGGACATCATTACGAGCAAAGACCTTGGCAACATTAGTTGTTGGATCTTTCATCATAAGTTCTGCTAGGCGCTCGCCACGTGTGGCTAGCTTAGAAGTACCACCTGTAAGCCAAGTCAGAGGATCAATAACGATCTGTGCCACAGCATCAATAGCACCTGAAACTTTGTTCCATTTGCTAGAGCTGTAAAGACTTGGGTCATTTAACTGATGGCTAAATAGCATACGAGCAGCATCACGACCGTATGAAACTTGAGCACCCTTAAACTGGTTAAGCATGTTCTCAAAGTTCTTAGGGTCTGTAATCATCTTGGTTACAGATGCAATAATTTCTGAGTTGACCTTGCCGTAGGCGTCAACAATTTCTCCTGGCTTCATGCCTTTTAGGGCATGCATAGCAACAAAGGTATCTGTGTCTCCATACTGGTCATGAAGGTCAGATAACATTTTGTTATCTAATACGTGTGTGCCGTCCCAAGCATTACGTACTACGTTCCAACTCATTGGATCGCCCTGGCTAACTTGACGATAGATCAAGTAAGGTGTGTTGATAACACGGTTGTATTCACCGGCAGCTTTAAATGCTAAACGAAATGGGCTGAGTACAGCACCCGCTACGCCTTTACCGATATTCCAAGCATCGTGCCATACAGCACCAGGGGAAGTAGGTGCTTCAAAAGTCTTAGGCTTTGGTACATAAGCAGCTTCGCCGTACATAGCCTTGAGTTGTTCCTGTAAATGAGGATCTAATTTGCTATAGCGGTCTTGTGCTGCTGGTGTAGCCAGACCCATAAGTTCTTTATTTAAACCTACGGTTGATGAAATCTGATTAACTTGGTTAATCTGGGCAGAATTCAGATTGCCATAATAAGCAGCCGAATAAAGCGCAGGTGAAGTTTGGGCTACATCAGGATTTAATGTTGCCATTACAAACCTCTATCAAGCAGAGCCCTGTGTAGAAGTTCTAGTTCTCCTGAAGGATCTTGTTGAGCAAGCTTCTTAATTGTTACTGATGGAGACATAGCCATATTTGGCACCTGTAAAGCCTCTGTGCCTGGTCCTGGACCAAAGGGTACGCCTGCTGTAATAGGCTCGTTAGGACGCTGTGTAGGAGCGCTGAGAGGTACAGGAGCTGGCATCATAGGAGTAGGGTCAGCAGCCAATGGAGCGGCTTGTTGATTAGCCATGTTCTCGCCACCTTTGCCATAGCCAAGTCCTGGCATGTACTTAGGTGCTTGAGTTGCTGCTTGCATTCCGTCAACGGCTCCGCCGTCAGTACGTTCAGATAAAGCACCTGGTCCTGATACTGGTGCAGGATTAGATGGTTGGCGGTATCCGCCGTGTCCGTTTGCCATTAGTCCTCGTCTTCATCTAATAAATTTTGGATATCGTTTTCAGTTGGGGCTTTATATGAAACCCAATCAGGAAAAGATTCTTTTGTTGCTACAAGCCATAGCGCATCTTCAGGTTTAAAACCTGCCTTGCGTAAAGCTTTGTTATATTCATGTAGCCAAATGCAGTACATCTCTAGTGGGCTGTAGGATTCATCGGCAACTGTTTTTGGTTTTGCTACTCTTCTTCTTTGAGTTGCCATGATTTACTCCTATCCGACTTGACGACGATTAACTGTTCTTACACTTGCGTTTTCTTTACCGCTTGCATTCATGCTGCTAAGTAAACTTTGTAATTCTGGTCGTTGGAATTGAATTCCTGGTCCTCTAAATGGTGGACCTTCTGGTTGTCCTTCACCGATAGGGTTTCCTTGTGGTTCTGAAGGAGCGCCTCCTACTGGCATACCGGGAGCAGAAGGGACGGACGGCTGCTCAACCGTTTGTTGCATACCAGCAGGAGGATTCTCGGGTGCGAAGACTTCTGTAATAACGTCTTCGAGTACTCTTCCACGCTGGCGTTGCTTGATAACTTCAGCAACTCTGGTAATGATTTGAGTTGGGTCTTGTCCTTGGGCAGCCATTTGCGGAATTGCTTGAGTGTAAGCCTGAAGTGCACCCATCAAAGATGAGCGCAGGTCTTCAGTTTCAATCTTCTCTTGCTCCAATGTAACGTTGACATTAAATGGCAATTCACGCATAGCCATGTCTTTGGAGATTAGTTTTCCGCCCAATGCCTGCAACATAAAAATAAGTCCTTGTGCTGGGTTAAGACCAGCAAGCATGCCATAGCGAACATCAGCAGAGTAGTCTTGCTTGATATCCTTGCTTGGCAAATATGTAATTGAGTATGGGGAACCAGCATCAGTTCCACGAATAGTCTTTTCTTCATTGAATATCTTTTCATCTACCTCAAAGCAGAGAGAGATAACATCTCGCAATGCGGTAGTAAAGATAGCTTGAGCAGATTTAATCTGGCTGTCGAAGGCGCCCATAAGGGCTTCAACTCCTGCACCAGTAACGATAGATGCCTTCATGTTTCCACTGCGTGCCTCTGGATATCGGGCACCCATACGAAGTTCTTCGTTTAATACTTGCTGCTCATTAAATGCGCCGGCTGGAATTTCCAAAGCAACACGGCGTACACCTGCTGGGTTAGCAGTACGAATAACTGCATCTCCACCAAGTTGTAGTTCTTGTACATCGTTAGGCAATACGATTGGTGCTTGAACGGATTTCTCTGCGGCTTCCATAGCCATAAGAGCAAATCGGTTACGCAGTAACTGAATACCTAGCACGTCGTCGAATTGTCCACGTAGTTCGCCATCAACGCTTGGACGCTTTGCAATGATAACCATCATCTTACCCAATGGGTTAGGTGCTTGGCTCAATACAAAGTTAGAGCGAGATGGTAAATAAAGAACGCTTTGGTCTTTATCGTAGTACCTAATCATTTCAAGCATGCCGTTCATATCTTGCTTGTAACCACTAGGTCCTAGGATTTGGCGTTCAAAGTCAGGGAACTGGGCGACCAGTTCTCCTAGCGTCATCGAGTAACGCTTAACAAAGGCTATGCACCGACCGTAGCGATCAAACTCCGGATAAGCTCCGACAGGGTTTTCTAGGCGTATGCGTGGCAGCTTTGCTTCCTCGTCCAGTTCAATAATGAAAGGGAGGAATCCATATGTAACAAACATGTCCGCACCATTGAACATGTTAACTTCCATCTCTGAATGACGGAAGTAGTTCGAGGCGATGCGAGTACGCTTATCTGCAAAGGTACGGGCACGGTCTGAAGTTTGGTTAACTGCCGAGCAATTAATTGCTGGCAGAGGTGCAATCATTTCCGCAAGGTCGCGGGCAACAACGTCAATGAAGTTGGCGACTACGTTCTGGTCAATACCATCTGGAAAGAAGTTAGGGTAGACTTGTGAAATCTTTCCCTGACGTACCATCTGGACGTCCTGATTACGCATATCACGTGAGGTATTGCGATAGCGCAA